GAACTTCATGGTTCAGACCTAGCTGATTTCTTCGTAGCTAACAAAAACCTTTAGATCGTTCGCAGCGCTGGCGGTCGCGCCAATGCTCTTGTCTTCCTCCAAATAGAACGAGGTGTTCTTGTCAAAGGCGACAAGAGTTGAGTCCTGCGGGACTGAAACCGTGCTGAGCAGCTCCGTTGCCGTCCCGCCGATATCGTCCTGGGAGTAATAGGCCAGGGTGATATCTGCTGCGACTGAGCCATCCACATTAGCGACCAGAATCGAGTTGATCTTGAAAACCTTGCCGCTACTCGCGGCGTTGGAAACCACTGCTGTCGCAGCAGTAGAGGTCAAGTTCACTACCGCAGATTTGCCTGTAATAGTGGCGACATTAACAATGTTTGGTGCGGCCATGAGTTATCTCCTACCCAAAAACGATGGCCATTGCGATGGCCTTTCCTGTGCTTGCGAAACTGCTACTGAAACTGAGCTTACCGCCAGTGGTTGACACCAGCGCCTCGCCGTTGCTGGCGGCAACTGCGTCAGGCAGTTCAAGAGTGTAAGTTGCTGATGCGCTATGGGGCGGGCCTTTCAGCGTTACCCCGTGACTGTTTGACTCACAGTTGAAACGAATCGTCCCGGCATTTGTGTTGCCGTAGAGCTCTGTAAATCCCGTCCCGTTTGGAAATAACTGTATATTTCCGTTTGAGTCAGTAGATTTGATGGCATTCGCGTCGATCTGAATGTTGTCCACATCCAATTCATTAGCCGTGATTTGCCCTGCGGCGCCGTAGACAACGGTTTTACTGTTGACCACTGTGTCAGCGGTCGCACCGTCCGTTAGGTTCAGTTCTGCGGCAGTTGAGGTCACGGCTGTGCCGCCAATCGCCAGGGTGGCGGTGTTGATCTTTGTCGTAGACAGTGCCGTGTTGGCATCTACCACTGCGGCACCAGAGCCTGCGCCATCAAGATAGACAATCGCTGCCTCGCCGTTGGCGATGGTGACGTTGCCGCCAGATCCTTGGCTAATTGCGATAGATTGTGAGCCGCTGGTGGCATTTTCGATGTACATGACGCGCGACACGGTATTCGGCGCAATCGTCAGTGTGCGGGTTGCGGTGAGGCTTGTGCCGCTGGTGACCTTAAAATAAAAGGCCCTGGCGGGGTCAGTCGCGCCGTCCGCCACCGTTGTGGTGGCGTCACCGTCCGACGAAAAAGCAGCTTGGGTGTTGTAGCCAAGCGCCTCCCCAATAAACTCCAGGTTGGAGTTTGTCGTGGTGCCCCAAGTTCCAGCGCCCTCACCAGTATTGAGCTCAGTAAGGCGTAAATTATTCACATAAGTAGGCATAGCGCGTCCTCGCTATCGTTCAATTGGAGTGTAATTTGGTGTTTGGGATGTGTCTATCGGGAAATATAAGAACAACCGCGCAGCGCTCACAGTAATTGCGTTGCCTGTGACATTCGCGTTTGTACCAATATTAGCAGTCACTGTGCCTACACCAGCCGTTATGGCTTGACCAGTTGCTTCAGGCTGGTTGCTGACCGTTGTGGTAGCCGCTCCCACCCCAGCGGTGATAGCCACCCCAGAGGGGTTGATCGTATCTGGAGAGTTCCACGGCCCTGATCCCCAGGTGCCTCTCCCCCAGCCGGTAATCGAAGACATAGCCTACGCCGCACAGAAAATCATGCTTTTATCATACAGCAATGTGTCAAGCGTGAATAATGCGGTCTACCTTTCGGTACGTCCAATCGCGGTTTGGGTCCAGGGCATCTACTTGCTTTGCTATCTTGCGTGAGCTCAAGCCCCGTTTATGCATTTTCGTTATGACTTCCCGCCAGTGCAGTTCTTCTGGCACCGGCACAAGTTTCTGTCGCTCTTTGCCGTCATGCCACTCTGACTCCAAGCGGTAGCCGTAAGGAACCCTGCCGCCAATAAAAAAACCCTCTTCCCGCAGCTGCATTTTCCTGGTTGCGCGGAGATCCTGGGCGAGTCCGTTCTCAATCTCAGACACAGCAGCCAGGGTCATTCTCAGGATTTGAGACTGCTCTCCAGGACCCAGCAAGGGGATATCCCCGAATTGCTCTGTGAAATACAGCGAAACCCCTGTCGCCTCTAGTTGCGGCAGGACATACAGCAAATCCTTGGTGGAGCGAGAGAGCCGATCCAGCGCGGTCACCAGGACCACATCTCGCGGCTCAAGAATGTCTGTGAGTTCCCGGGAAGCTGGGCGCTCTAGAATGTTGATCCCGCCAGGAATGTCAGTATCGGTGAAAAACTGGTCAATCGGCCTTTGGAACCGATTCATGCTAAAGATTTTCAGCAAATGCTCTTGATCAGAGCGTCTTCTGCCACTTCTTTTGTGATCACTGCCGCAAGTGCGACAGTACCCATATATCCGATTTATCCACTCACCAGACGGCTGGACAATCACTAGGCATCTGTCCGCGCATAATCGCGACACTTGTAGCCATAGTCTGTCATTTCATCATAAACCCGCTTCCAATCTATTCTCAGCGGATCGTCAGTCGTGGCTCGATCAGCAAAAAGTAACTGACCGTTTGAGTGTCTGATTTCCATCGCGCGGTATCCGTGCAAGGGGCCGTCATAAACAATATCTAAATTGTGCCTAAGACAGGTTCTCCGTACACGGTTGTAATACCGTTTTTTTTCTGCAGCGCTCATGGTAGACCCCGATTGAAAAATCAGAGTATACTGCGTTTCGTGTCGTTGAGGAGATTTTTATACAATCCACAGTGTTTTTGGAAGCGTCACCCAGGGCTTTCAGCACTGTCTCCAAGCCGGTTGGCAACGTCCCGGTGGATACAATCGTTGCACCTACCCCGCTACAGCGCCACCCTCAGCGTAGTCAGTTCCCAGGTTTTTATTCATATACTCAATCAACTGATCAATGTATTCCTGGTCAGCGACCTCATACAGATTAGGGTCAAAGGCCAATGACCCTAATTGATCCTCTCTCGAAAGGGGCTTGCCCGTCTTATCCAGCCTCTGACTGAGTTGCCTCATGGTTTTCGGAAACATTACCTCTGGCGGCACTGATTTAATCAGTCCACCCATGTATTCCTCTCCGCGAAGCGCTGGAATCGCCGTGTCGTAGCTAAGATGCGTAGGCTCTTTCATAACCGCCGCATCAGGATCTGCCCTGAATATGGTGTAACCGCTTGATCCACGAGGGGTATACGCGAGTTCTGTCTCAGTGAGCGCCTGTATCACGTCATCGTAGACGGGGAAGCCTTGGTTTTCCCATCTCTTTTGCTTGAACTCGTCTATTATGCGTAGTCGCAAAGCGCCCGCACCCTCTCTGCTAAAGTCTCCTAGACCAAGCAGCTGATCCTCTAAATCTGGGCTGTCCAAGCCGACAAATTCGGGTCGCCCAGGCGTCTTACCGCGGTCATTGCGTACCGCTCGATTGAAGGCCTTTATCTGATCTTTTGGTATTCCTATCGCCTCAATTTGCCTAACGATAGCTAGGATCGGCATATGGCTAAATGCTATGGCATCACGGCCCATCGCTGAATACACGCCTAATGTCGGGAGGCCTGACTCCTCCGCTGCGCGCTGTATTCCGCGCTGTTTTTTGTCAGCTGCGCCATACATAGACGCCCATCCGCGCCCTGTGCCTTGCTGGTCCAGGGTGTAGGTGGGGCCTCCCTGGGGAATCAGTTCTTTGCTCAAAGGCACTCCCCGTATTGAAGTAATGCCTGCCTCTCCCTCAAGCGCCCTAATCGCTCGATCGCCCACAATGGGCGACAAGGCACGGCCCTGGAGTTCTTCAGGGTGGATAATGATCCGCTCTGGGATACGCGGAATATCCAAACCGCCAGAGTCTCTCAGCATTTCGCGTCTATAAACTGCCGGCGGACCCTCTTCTATTTTTTTCGCATACGCATTCGCGCGTGTGTTAATGAGTCGCTCAGTCACCGGCTTCTGGGTGGCTGCGTCATAGCTGCCAATCGGCGGGTGTTCCGCTATGTATCGCTCCTTCAGCGCCTCAATATTCTCTCTTTTGCTGAGTTTTCGCCCTGTTCTGGCCGCTTTGACTACGGGGCCTGCAAGGGGGATCGCACCAGCAATCTGGAATCCTGCGTCAACGAGCTCACCCTCGCGGATATTTTCCAGCAGACTCGGGCTGCGAGGGCCGCTCAGCATATCGACTACGGTCGCTTCCTCTTCAGGAAAGGCGGGATACAGCCCGAAAATGTCAATCAAACCGAAAGGATCTGCAAAAGCGCCCGCCACCTGGGCGGTCCTGGCTGGTGTCACGCCTGTGTCTCGCGGTTCAGCGAAGATATCAACAGACGGGTCCAGGGGGACAAAAGGTCTCATCTTGCTGCTCACAGCCCTAATATCCCAGGCGTGTTGCGGCTTTCTTCCATACGGAGGGTAGGCAGTGTGCCGATCCCCTCATCAATGGGTATCTCCTCTGCCTCTGCATACTCAGGCGCCGCCATTCCCGCCAGCCCCGCACCCGTTATAGCTATGGGAATTGAGTACATGGGAAGGCCTTCATTGACCTTTTCGCGGATCGTTTTGCCGCCTGTGGTCACGTCATCAAAACGGATCGCAGGGCCAGTAAACTCCCCGGGCATCAGTTCTGGCGAGTATTCTTTTGAGGGCAATTTGACAGTCACCTCTGAGGGATCGGTGCCGGTAACCGCCCTGATGGCAGACGGAATGTGAGTGTCATACTGAACTCGTAGGTTCTTGGTAATGACATCGTCTGGCACCCCAATAATCTTACCGTTTGCATCACGCAGCACAAATTTCGCATCGTTAACTGCGTTGGGGGTCAACTTACCAAAGTAATCGTATTGCTTGCTCCATCTTCCCAACTGCACATTCAGCGGCGTAAAGGCTACGCCGGCATAACCTTCATCTGCTGCAAGCTTCAAAAGCCTGCCAATCGCCAAATTGTTCCAGGCCTTTGGGTTGTCAACGAAGGGTCCTGGCTTGGGGGCGTCTTTCATCTCCACCCGCCTCATCAGCGCGTCCGCTAAATCTGGGTCGTAGGCGCGCAAAGTGCGCTCCATCTGGTCTATGAAGTCAAAATCCAAGCCAAAATCTTGCAATTGACTGTCTATTCTTGCTCGCGCCTCTTTCTTATACGGGTCTAAAAGGGCTGGATTTGCCGTCAGTTCTCGCGCTGCTTCAGCTTGGAACAAGGATGTATCAAGGATAGTTCCTCGTCTTGCTCTATTTTCCTCTCTAAACAGTGCTACAAAATCCGACAGGAGAGCGTCAGGAATATCCGGAGTCGCTTGAATCCTTTCTAATGTTGCTATTTCGTCCTCTGTCAAACGGCGTCTATTTTCTCTGAGCAATCGACCAACAAAAGCGGCCTCTGATTCTCCAGGGAAAGTGTCTCCAGGTATGTTGAGGCGCTGCATGATCGGCGCGATCTCATTTTCTAAAGCCCCAGGCGGTAAACCCCCTATCTCTGAGTGCGTTCTCGTTTCCATCCCCGGCAGTTTTGATCTCAAGCGCTGGTAAGTAAATGGATCTTGGTTTCTGATCGCCTCTGCAAGGGCGCGAGGCCGCTTTGCTGGCTCCATCAAATCCGCTTGTCTGCTAGCGATGTAGGCGGTTTTGGCTGCGGACTCTACCCTTTGATTAAGATCATTGACGGCTTTTCCGAGGGTTACTAAGTCCCTTAACTGAACAGAGGGGCCGAAATCTGCGAGCTCTGGATCAAACGTAAACTCTGGATTTCTTTCTGGGCCGTTTGTGTCATCGCTTAAATCAAGGCGTCGGTAGTACGGCTTGGTCTCAAATTCATCATAAAAACGTAGGTTTGAAGCCACCTCCAGCAGCCCTTCAAGATCGTTCACCTCAATGAGGTCATCTACTTCCTGGCTAGGTGTGGTTTTGCGGAATTCCTCTTCCGCTTTGCTTACCTCACGCAATTTTTCTCGCAGCGTACCCAGCGCCTGGGTGGCTCTTGTGTCCACTTCCACCATTTTTTCGGGGCTGTATTCGCCAAGTCTACGCAAGTCCCGCGCCCAATCGTTTTGCAGTTCCTCCACATACAGGAATCTTTCGCCTGTATTTGCGTCAATGCGATCAGATAATCGCGCATGGAAAATATTGTTGTTTTCCAAGGGGAAATGGACGTTCTCAGAAAATCTTTTCGCCCCAGGGAGGGCGAGTCTAAGCTCACGGTAGTTCTCGCGGCCAGGGAGCGAATACTCCTCCCATCTCACCTCTCTGGGGCCTGAAGGATCAACATCTCCTGCGTCCACTCCTGCCCGCTCTAGTTGTACACCTGCTTCGTTGGGTGATCTGATTTGGTATACACGGTAGCGTCTTTGTTGCTCCGTTCTTGCGTCTTCCATGATCGCAGCCACTCGCGCTTCATCAGTAAACTCAATAGGAGTTTCACCCTCAACGCTTACGTCTATAGCGGGCTGCATTTGATCCCGGAGACGTTCTGCCTCAGTAACCTCTCCTCTGGCTGTTGCGCGGTCAACGCTATCGTCTACCATCGACTCGATTGTGGCCTCTACAACCTCCCTAGGTGACCCCGCCGCCAAAAAATCTGCGTAGAGACTTGAGTCGTCGCCTAAACGAAGTTCTGACTCAGCAAAGAACGCTTCAGGGTTGGACTCAAACAGATTACGCAATCTTGTCTCTTCTGAGGTTCTTAGTGCCCTAATATCATCGAGTTCTACTACGCGCAGATCTGCTTGGAGTCTTTGATTCTGTGCCTCAACTATAGAAGTCGCGTTTTCAAGGATTTCCTCTTCAGTCAAAGTGCCAAAACGATTTCGCAGAAAAAGCGGCGCATCAGGCGGTGGTCGGAAAATGCCGTCTGGCCCCTCTGTCAGAACGTAGTCCAGAGGCTCACCGTTGCGAAACAGCTGCACCGTTGCAGGGCCACCGTTCTGCATCATGTCTTGCTCAATCATTTTGAGCATATCGGTGCGGACTTCCGTCTTTTCTGCATCTGTCAGGAAATCAAAAGGCAGGTCTCCTGCAAGCCAGCGCGTAATTCCTGGGTCACCGCCATCGCTGATGAGGCGGTTGCTTATGTCGCGCGCGCCACTGAACTCTCCTCTGCTTTCAAGGTTGCCAATTTGATTGTCTACCATGTCATTTATCAACTCAGGAATGTCTCCAGACATTAGATCTGCAGCGTCTTGCGGCTCCAACCCAACTGTGTTTTCTGCCTCCTCAAAAAAGACAATTGGATCATCCCTGTATAAACGCTGTAACCGTGCGGTTTCACGTTGCCTGAACACGGCTGGCGTAAAACTACCTGGGGCGCCCGTAACAGTGCCCTCCCTTGCATACCGCTGAAAAAACTCAGGAGTAAGGTGTATGGCATAATCCGCCTCTCCAGGCGTGACCTGCTGATTGAGAATGTCATCGATAAGCGCCTGCTTGTAAGAATCAGGCACCTCTTCCGCTCTTAATCGCGTAGTGCGTGTTTCCACGCCGTCTACCCTGTCGCCTGTACTAATCCTTTCGTCGAGGGTGATGCCCTGGGCCTCAATCTGCTCCAGAATCTCCTGCTGGGTCACAGTTTGCTGATTGAACAAATCCAGCAGCCCGAGTTCTTCCATTTCGCGGTCTTTGACGCCGTTTTTCTTGAAAAAACGGTAGGCGTCCTGCCCGTTGTTTACTGCCTGGGGCATCTGCATCGCCGTGTTCTGTGCTCTTGAATAGAGGCCAAATGCGTTTACGGGCGCGACTATCTTGTTTCTCTGCGACCGTGGGTTACCTGGACCCCTGGTCCTTGCGGCTAACGGAACGGTTGCCAGCGCAGGCAGCCCCTTCAAGGCGGGGAAAACCATCAAAGGATCTACAAACTCTTCAAAATACTCGCCTGTGAGCGGTGAGCCTGTTGCTTCCCCCATCGTTTCGCCGTATGCCTCGTACAATCTGCCCAAAGGGGCTAGAAGCTCACCAATTGCCTGAACCTTTTCCTGGCCTTCGGGAGTACGCGGGATATAGGTGAGAGCCTCTGATATCTTGCGATAGGTCTCCATCGCCTGCTGGGGGTCTCTGTTTTGGGCCAGGTCGCCTAGGAGTCCCACCACGCCAGCACCGAAAGCCGGCATGGAAGATGCAATGGTGGCAGCGGCCTCAATTCTGCCTAAGACGTTCTCTGGGGTGGGCATTTCTGGCGTGAGCATTTCCCTGACAGTAGAGAAAAATGACGGGGAGCCCACAGTCGCAGAGGTAGGCTTCATGTCAATCGGCCTGATGGTGGTCTGTTCCCGGGGTAGCTTTACGGCTGGCATCCTGCCATCCTCTCCATCCTGGTAGAAAACGCTCTGACCGTTGCCCAGGCGCTTCACTGCGTGTCTCTGAGCCTTCCGGAGAATAGATTCTGGAATTAGCTGGGGCTTGCCCTCAAGGTCGTTGTTCTGCAAAAACAGAATTTCATCCTCTGTGAGGGTGGGCACCATCGTCGGCACCTCCATTTCCTCTCCGTTGATCGGCATCCCAACGGTCAGTTCCGTCATGGTCTTGCCTGTCACGTTGTTTTTTATCGGCCCCAAATAACCAAGCGCTGATTTCTCAGACCCATCCGCGCGATACATATCTGGTGGCAGCCCACCCGCTTCAGATTGCTCGCTGGCTCCCAAGGCCGTTATGCCCGTTCCTGCTGCCAATAGGGGAGGTAGGGCTTTGACTGTCTTTTCGGGCTGCAACAAAGGAATTGTGTCGCCCGCCCCCATAAAAAACCCCACGTTTTGGGGCTTGGTCTGATGATCCTCTGCTATTTGGAAAGAGTCGTAACCGCCGTCTCTCAAGGCTTGAAGTACAGCCGGCATTTCAACGCTTTGATAAGCGCCATACCTTAAACCGTCTTCCCACTCTTCAAGCGTTTCTTTTTTGCCAATTTCTTTATAGTAGTTTGTCCCAATGATATCCGGATCAGAATATTGCTCATACAGCAAATCCCTATCAACATTATCAAGGAGATATTGAAGGTCTTGAGCGTTTTCAGGGCTCCACTGTTTGCCCACGTCACGGTCAAAGTCATAAACCTGCCGCCCCACGGTGTCGAAGGCTCCTGACCTGTCAGTGCTCGCAAACAATATGCCTTGAGGGTTTGCTTTCAATTCCGAAAGACCAGGAAAGTCGCCGCGGTAAAATTTCGCCGCTTCAGCTTCTTCACTGTCGCCTAACGCTGCAATACCCGTCCCTGCTGCCAATAGAGGAGGCAGGGGGCCCAAGTTGGCAATGCCAGAGTCAGTTCCCTTGGATGCGTTGTATTCCAGGTCCTGGAGATATTCTTGAAAGCCAATTTGCTTGCCCTGGTCACCTCCACCGCGCCGCCTCACATAAAACTGCGCGATATCGTCATCGGAATAGCCAAACGCCTTCCCTATCTCAAAAGGGGTTTCCGCAGCTAAATACCGCTGTAACTCTTGTGGGGTGCGGGCAACAACCAGTTCTCCGGAAGGGCCGACATCAGTAACAAGACCGGCTTCTTGAGCCTTCTGCGCCGCCCTATCGAAGTCCAGGTAGCCTTCTGGGGTATCAGTATTGAAGTTGAGGGTGCCAATATTTTGCTCACCCTTCTGCACGGCCAGCAAGGGGCCGAGCGGATCATCTGCGTCTGCGGCTTTTCTGATTGATCCGCGGTCAGCCATTTTTGAGAATTGAGAAAAAGAAACTGACATCAAGCGGCCTGCTGCAGAGGTAGCCAATCCTTGCGTAGTATATCCAGCCAATCGTCAAAAGACACGACTATCACCACCTCGCTGTCTTCAAAGCCAGGATTAATCGCCCATATGGGTAGCGTGACTCTGATAGGCTGATTATTGAACTTCCAGACCAAGCAGGGGATTCTGTCGCCAGCTGCGCTGCAGACCTGCTCCCACCAGCCAGACATAAACCATTTACCAGACTTATAAGCCTTACACTCAATCGCGTAGCCTGGGATCTCAATGTCACACAAGTCCTTCGCCTGATACTGGTCCAGGTTGCGCTTGCATCTAACATCGAGGCTGGATTCGTCAAAGAAGCCATTCAGGCGCTTGACTATGTCGCGCTCAAAAGCGGCGCCTTTATTTCTGCTATCAACCATTTCGGGATAGTATCTGATTTGTAGTAAAAATCTAAGGCATAGGGTTCCTGGGGGGCCTTAATTCAATCAGACCTCGCACCCCAACCCCTTACGGTGCGTTCTCCCTGACGCGCCAGGGGTGCGGGGTCCCTTTATTACGCCTATGACTGATCGTCAAAAATGTGACAGATGTGGACAACCGGCTCGCGGTGTCAGCGATTTGCGTCCGACCTGCCTCGATTGCCTCATGGAAAAAGCAGAGGGCAAGACCTTTGAAGAGCGGATTGAGTGGCGGCTGCGCGTGGTCACTGAGTGGCGGCGCAAGCATGGGCGAGAGGGGGGCGACATTTAGACCCTTACAAATTTTTGGGGATTGAATGTACCAAACCTTGCTATAGCTAAAAAAATTTTGCAGTCGCGCAGCCAAAGGGTGCCAGGGTCGCCCCAGGCGCTGCATTCGCCAGGAATCGCCAGGCCCATAGAGACCCAAATTTCTAACTTCCTTAAATGCAAATTTAAGTCAGTCAGATCAAAAGCACCAGCGTGGTGCGCCTCGGTGCTGGAAAAATGACGCAAAAAGGCATAAAAAAGCCAGTGTTTATGCGATTTTGGAGTTTTCCAGGGTTTTCGCGGGGCGAAAAGGGAGAGGCCTCTCTCCCTGTTAAAATATAATTTTCAGCTATGTTTCGCTGTCAGCGGTCCTGGTCTGTAAAATCGTCCTGCATCCCCAGCAATTCATTCAGCCGCGTCTTGATGTCTTCCTTCGTCATCTTGTCGATGTTGGCGTTGATGTTGAGGTTCTGTGACCGCTGAATGGTCAAGCCAGCGAGTTGATTAAGCTCCTTCACTGCGCTAACCGCAGCGTTGTACGCGCCTGTCTCAAAGCTTGTCTCTGCGATCTTCCAGAGCATCGAGCCTGTCTTCTCTGGCGTGATTGCGTATTTGGCTTTGAGCTCGTCCTGTTTCATCCGTATCGCTTTCACGACATTCGGATGCGTCTTGCCATCGAGCAATCTGCTACTGCTCGCGCCTGGGAACTCAAACCCCGCTCTTCGAGCCGCCTCTGTCTGACCGCAAGCGCCTTCAGTGTAGTACCAGACAAACGCTGCCTGCATCTCTGTGAGTTTCAGTTCTGGGTCAGACTCAAACTCTGGCGGCGCCTGGACCAGTTGCGGGTTTACTTTTCTGGGACGCCCAGGCTTTCTCTTCTCTTCGCTCATATCAATCCAACAGGGTACAGTGAACAATAGGGTGGGTGTTGCTTACTAGGGCTATTACAACTCTTATAAATCCCATCATTTATAAATAAAAAAAACAAACTCTTTCCGTAAAGTACACTACCTACCCTGTACTATTAGCCCTTTATCTAAGCCATTCTTTATAGGGTACAGTGTACATCTTCGATGAAAATGGCCTCCATTCGGGCCAATTTAGTCTCCATCTTATAAACTCTTACGCAACGACACGCGAGGCCATTTCTCCCACTTTTCGCCACAAAGTGTACCCTGCGAGGGTACTATGCACTATTCGCCACAGAAGCACGGGATGCTCTCGTCCACGCCAAAATCAAAACTATCCTGGCTGGTTGCGATCATTTTCATGTCGGCGTAGGACGGGTGATCACGCCTGAAGTAAGCCCCTTTGCCTACCTCTTCTGACAGCATGGCCTCTGTCTCAATCCACCAATCTGCTAGGTCTGGCCGCTCTCTGATAATGGCTAGCTTCTTGCCAGCGCCCTTCAGAAAGCACAGGTCACAGTTGCCCCAATCGGTTGTGCCGCGGTTGTTAGGTAGCCGCAGATCAAAGGGCTGCCGCTTCCAGAAGGCGTAGATGTCCTCTTTTGTAATACCCTCCAGCCACAATGGTAGATAGCGCTCCTGGCCGCTCTCTATCGTCCCGTGCATCTTCGCAGCGCGTCTTTCCTCATCAGCGCGGATGCCGACAAAGGACGTGAATGGGATAGGGAAGTCTATGCTTTCGAGGTAGCTTTTGATCGCCCGGATCTTTAGATCCTGGGTGCAGAACCTGGCAACTGGGTTGGGAGCATAACGCCGCGCCATCACTAGCTCGCGGAACGGCTCGCCGTTTCTGGAGGCAGTGTCATAGTCAACTACCGTTGTCTCGTACAGATATTTGGTGTCGTGATTCTCTGGCGCTCTGCGCGTCCGCCGTTCCAGCCAGGTGATCTCCACGTCCCAACGCTCTGCACATTCCTGCACAAAGTCTAGGGTTTCGGGCATTTCCCTGCCTGTGTTGGCGAAAATGACCTTTGCATCGCTTGGTAAGCCGCCGTTTGCTGCGAGGGTGCGGTGCAGCATATAGGCGCTCGTCCGCCCTCCGCTGAAACTGATACAGGTTGGCCCTGATATGAAATAACTCATCTGTCACTCCAACTTGGTGGTGCGGATGGAGTGTGATCCTCTACTGGCGTCCAATCGAGGTCATATATCTTCTTGCCGTTTGATCTTCTGGGGTTGATGCCCTGCTGCTGAAGCACCCTGGCAGCCTCTTTGAAGTCGCTTACCCGGGGTGCTTTGACCCCTAGGTCGCGTAGCAACTCCGTCATCTGCACTGGCTTGGTCATTGTTGACTCAAAGTGGACGTGCTGAAGCACAAGGTCTTCGACCATAGTCTGGGTCCTGGACATCTCATTGCTGTCCTGTAGGCGCTCCCGCTCCTCACTCGTGAGAAACCAGCCCTCCCCTGTGTCGTAATGCTGGGTCTTGATCTCAGCCCACACCTGTTGCATATCCAGCCGGTGGTTGTAATTGATTGATCTGACTCGCGTCACCCAGAATCTGCGATTCCCTGTCGGATCGGACAGAAACTCGCGCTCATTCACTGAGCCGTAAAAACAAGTGCGCCGCCGATAGCGTGAGAATCCGCGATCATAGGGCAGGCGTAGCTCATCATGGCTTTTGGTAATAAAGGCCTTCAGTTGGTCCAGGTCAGCCTTTTTAAACGTGCTGCCTAGCTCTCCTAGCTCGCAAATCCAGTGGCTAACGCACTGTTTGACGCTATCTTTGTCGCCAGGGTTGAGGGTAGCGCCCTCTAACAGCCAATCCGCGTTGGGAGCCAAGGTTTTCATCCAGCGTGTCTTTCCAAGCGCCTGTCTACCGACAAATACCAGAATACCCTCGCTACTGACGCCCTCTGGGCCACAGGCAGCCGCAACACAACTGATCAGCCACTTCCGCATCAGCACCTCTTTGAGATCGTTGTCCTCACTATCCACGGTGTCTAACAGCGCTTGCAGACGCGATGTCCCATCCCACGGTCGACTATTGATCCACTCAGCGACAGGGTTGGACTCTCTCGCCAGCAGTTTGAGGTTGAATCTGACGCGGTCGTGAGGCACTCCCAACTGAATACAACGGTCTTCTATTTCCGTTACAGCGGCGTCCTCTTCAAGGTCAGCAATGAACTGTGTGTCTGGGATCGCAATATTCATGCGCTTTTTGATCACGTCATAGCTTACGTCGATGTTGTTTACCACCAGGACCCCGCGATGATTCTCCTTGGTCTGGATAATCCTCCCGCGCTCCGTTTTATCAAACGTAAAGCTTTCCGGTACGTTGACCTCTTGGAGCCGTGGGAGTAGCTCACCCTCCAGCGCTTGGGCGTGATCGTTGTAATCTCCGACCGTCTCAGGCATCAGCACCTCTGCCCTGCCGCCCAACTCCTTGATCGCCTGGGCGGCGCGTACAGCGTACTTCTCACCCGTTTTAGATTCATCGAAATCAGCGATGAAAACGTGCTTTGCCTGCGGATACAGCGAATAGATGATTTCGGCTACGGGGGGCAGATTTCCCGCCGAAAACGTGACAATTACAGGTTCTTGAGTCGCCTCAAAATAGCTCGCAGCAGTCGCATAACCTTCTGCATAGTTGATGACCTGGCTTGTATCCAGCCCGTCACCGCCGACCATAAAGAAGGCGCCTTTTGCCTTAGCGCCCCGTAAATATCGCTTGTCACCGTCAGCACTGATGTACTGAATCGTCTGGATATTGAGGTTTCTGTTGTAGCCTGGGACGATAAGGCAGTCCTGTTTGGCTCCAAATGTGTCGGATATGCTTTGACGTAGACCGTAGGACGCAACACCCTTTTTTTCCAGGTACGGATGTATGTCACATTGGTTGGAGCGCTCCCAAATCGTCTGAGCGCGCTTGGCAGCCTTAGTCCACTCAACCTCTTGCGCCATCTGTGCCTGTTGCTTGGCGTGTTCAATCTCTCGCTTCTGCTCTTCTGTGAGCCGATATGACTTAGAGTTCTCTGACTTCCATTCAAGTTTCTGCTCCCCCTCATCCCAGATCCAAAGCTGACCATAAGGCCGCTCTTGATCAAAATAGACGCGGAAGGATGCATTCTGCTTTTGTTTGCCGTTCCGCGTTACCCAGCCTCGATTCCAGGCCCCGCCCTCTACTATATCCCGCTTTGGATCAGGGCGAACTCCGTTTTCGTCTAGCCAGTTCCTAAAGTCGCGGCGGCTGTCTGATGACAGGGGGCGGGAGTAATCTTTACTGCTGCCTTTTAATTTCATTTTCTTGCTGTCTCCCTGAATCGGTGTATATACTATTGCAAATTTGTACAAACCGACAAGGGAGTCAGGCTATGAAAATGCAAGTGGGCGCCGGTGAGGCAGAATTTGAAGTACCGCCCGTGGGAACGCACAAGGCGATTTGTTATAGGATCGTTGATGCGGGAACCGCTGAAGAGGAATACCAGGGGGAGAAAAAGAATCGCCATCAGATCTATTTCTTCTGGGAGTTGACTGAGCAGAAGATGGGTGACGGGCGCCCCATGTCGGTCATGTCTGGTTACACCGCTAGCCTGAACGAGAAGGCCAAGCTGTACCAGCACGTCTCAGCATGGCTGAACCGCGCCTTCACTGAAGAAGAAAAGGCAGGGTTTGATCCATCTGTATTGTTAGGCACGGGCTGTAAGGTCTCCGTCGAACATAATGTGAATGGACGGGCAAAGGTGACAATGGTGCATAGCGCACCCAACGCCTTTGATGACAATGAGCAACTCAAGGCTCTGCCCACCCATAACGAACAACAGTGCTTTGAGTTGGAGGATTACTGCAAAGAGTTTAGCGGCGAATCCTGTGAGGCGTCCAAAAGAATGTGCGACATCTTCGATCAGTTGCCTCGCTTCTTGCAGAATCGCATCGCTGGTTGCGATGAGTTCGGTCAGGCTTTTGTGGAGCCGTGCTTTGAAATGCAAGCGGCGCTGAAAAAGGCCAATCAATCTGCCGCGCCGACACCATCCACTAAGGCGTCAGTTATCCCGCAGGGCGAACTCATCAGCGCTGATGAGCCGCCATTCTAGTGGCGCTGACATGGAAGGAGATGGCTGACAAGCACTGTGTCATTAACTCTCCTGCTCATTACAACAAAAATGGCGCTATCGAATGTATTGACGCGATAAAGGAAGCTCTTGGGGACGAGGGCTTTTTATCTTATCTGCACGGAAATATCCTCAAATACGCTTGGCGATTTGATCAGAAGGGCGGTGACCAGGACCTCCGCAAGCTTATTTGGTATGCTAATCGCTACTTAAAAGAGTCAGGTGGCTGATGCGCTACGGCTCAGTCTGTAGCGGCATAGAGGCTGCGACCGTTGCCTGGCACCCACTTGGCTGGGAGCCAGCGTTCTTCAGCGAAATAGACGCCTTTCCGCGCAAACTCTTGGGTGATCATTACCCAGGCGTTCCTTTGCATGGCGATTTTACGACCATTGGAGCAGATGACTATGGATCAATTGACCTTCTTTGCGGAGGGACCCCATGCCAATCGTTTTCCATCGCAGGACTCAGAGGAGGAATGGATGACGAGCGCGGTAACCTGGCCCTCGAATATCTTAGGTTGGCTGACAGAAAA